CCTTTTGTACCAAATATTCCCCCTTTCTTTTTGGTCCATATATAAACATCTGCTGCGTTTGTCTTTATGCCACCAAAGGGCTGAACTGATTGACCAGCAACAATTTGGAATGGAGCGTTGGCGTTTACACCAGTTGGTCCTCCCACTCCAAGCATTTGGAGAGGATTGAATTTAACAATTGGTATTTGAAATTCGTTTGCAAAGAATCTACCAAGGCCTGTGACCATTGATCTGATTCTGGTATAGTCAACTATTTCTCCATTTCTATTCTGGTAAACTCCATCAAGTTTTGAGAAACCAATTGACTTTGAAACTGGATCACTTGCTTTAATTCTACCTGCAAGATTTCTAACAATGTCTCTTTGATCTGCCGGCATGTGATTGAAGATGCCTTTCTCAAAGGCTTCGTCAACCAAAAGTTGTTTCATTCCAAAAAGATTGTATCCACCAGAACTTGACTGCGACGTCATAGCTTTGTTGTTTATCAAAAAGCCTCTGAGTTGACCAAAGTTATCGGTATCAAACCCTCTTCTTCTAAGTTCGTTATTAACAATCTTACTTGATATTTGTCTACCCTGCTGATCAGCAAGTTTTATGCCAAGAACTTGTGCGGTTCTTCTTCTCAGAAAATCTTCTTTTGCGGCTGTCAGTGGTCCAACAAAGTCTTGATAAACGGCTTTTTGTGGCCTCATTATTGTATTGCCATAAGGAACAGCTTGCTGGCTGTAGAACGCATTCCATTGCTGCTTTACCTTTTGTTGGAATGATGCTTCAAATTCTTTTCTAGTTAAGAATTGATCAGTTTCTTGAATTGATCTTCTCAGTGCATCTGCGCTAGGAGCTTTCTCTGCTCCTACATTTTTTCTAAATCTTTCTGCAAGTTGGTTATAGAAATCGTCATCGGTGTCTGAAATAATCTGGCTTTTCCCTAGGCTTATCCTATTGCTTACATGCATTGACTTACTGGAAGTAGTCGGAACTTGAGAGATCCTTATGGTGCTACTAAAGTTTTGAGCTACCTCTTCATCAACATTATTATTTGTTAGATATATTCTGAGCTGTTTTCTGTACTCATTTTCCCTAAGTACTCTAGCAAAACCACCAACATCACTTGGTCCATCTGCTGGACCTCCAGCGCCCATGTAAGTTCCCATAGACTCAGCAAATGAAGAGAACTTACTCTTATGCTGAGACTGAACCTTGTTCATTGCTTTCTGTAGCATTTCGGAGCTCATTGGAGTTGAGCCTCTTACTTTTGCATTTAGTGCTTCGTCAAAGCTAACCGCACCAGAGACTACGTCGTAGCCCTTTTTCATTATTCTAAAGTTGTTGCCAAAATTAGAGAATCCGCTTGTAAATCCCCTCATTCCAGGAAGGGTGTCAAGAAGGCCTTGGTATCTTTCTCCTCCTGCTTCTGTACCTAAGAATAGTGCCTTAGCCTGCTGAGTTGCCTTTGCCCTTCTTGTGACTCCAGATTTGTTTGCAAGAGCTTCGCCTGCCTTTTGCATGCCCCTTCTTGCTTGCTGCATTGCAAAGACGGGAGAGCCTTGATTTTTAGCGGCTTCTTCAACGGCAAACTCAAATGCTCCGGCAGCGCTAGAAGATATTCTAGAAATTTGATTTCCTAGTTTACCAATGTCTTGACCCAATTCTTCCAAGACGACTTTCGCATCGGCCATCATATTGGAGGCCCTTAACTGATTTGCGGTTAAGGAAAGATTTGGGTTTGACGCATAGGGTGCGTTAGCGTAGAACTTTGCTCTACTGAATACTGCTCCACCACCTGCTGCAGGCAGGGTAACTGCAGCTATATTGATGGTTGATTGTTTGGCAAAGTCTGCAAGAACGTCAACTGGATTGTACCATTTAACTTTTCTTCTGTCGTCTTTATTTCCAAATAAAGGATCAGTTACTGCCCTTTGAGCAACATATAGGGCAGGAAGTTCGTACGGCAACCTTCTTGCTTGCTTAACAAGCTTTTGCTGTATGTCATCTTTAAATGTCCAAACTGATGCCGGCTCTCTTGTTACTCCCATACCAGCTTGCTGTATGTCTGACCTTGGTATCCATGTGCCACCCTCTAGCACCATATCTCTATTGATCATACTGGTTCTTGTGCCAGTAGTTAGCTTTCCTTCAGCGTCTTCAAAAACAAGTTTTGAATATGGGTCAACGGTATTGTCAACGTATCGATTAATACCCTCAAGTTCGTCTAGAGCTTTTCTTAACTTGGTTATACTTTCAACTGCTCTTGTTGAAAGGGCTCCGCCATTGTCAGCGGACTTCTGAATTGATCTAGCAAGTTTTAGCCCTCCGCCACGAACCATGCTACCAAGAACTGCAGCAGTAGCAACAGATGCAGCAGTTGATGCCATAAAGCGCATCATTGGGTGATCATTGAGGGCTCGCGCAATTGCGCCGGAGTTAGGACTTGGTCCCTCTGATTCTCCGCTCTCTTACTGGTACGTCACGAGATGTTACACCATGACCCAAGCTAGATATTGGTCCACGATCTCTAATCAAGGCTCTTCTCCGATAAGATTAACTTCCCCAAAGTTTTCTTGCAATGGGGTCTTCGAACTTGGCTTCGCCATCTTTTCTTGAGGCGTTGAATCTGTTTGCAAAATCTTTTTCTTTTTGCACTTCTTCTTCTGGGTCAATCAATTGCAGACTAAGGTCTGTTGGAGCTATACCGTTAATGCCTTGCTGTATCTCTATAATTTTCTCTGCAAGAGCGACATTCTCTGCCAATTTACTGAACGTCATGTTGTCCAAATCTTCTGGACTATACTTTGGCATGGTAGCCAAAACGAAAGCCTTCATGAGGTTTCTTACCTCAGCGGCTTGACGTCTCATTTTTTCAAGAATTGCTTTTGCTCTTTTGGCGGAGGAGAAGCCTGATTCTTCGAGGATTTCTTCCGCCAAAGAAGAAACTATGCCGGGAGGATATGAATCAAGATCTAGATTTTCTGGATAAACGACAGCGAACTTTATTATCAGTTCTTCTACGTCAGCTGACGAATGATCGAATGATCTCTGATACTCTGCTATTTTATCATACTCAGCAAAAGTTAATTCTCTGAATATTACTTCTTGTTTTCTTATTGAAGTTTGAAATACTGATCCGTATTTATTTTTTATACTGTGCAGAGAATCGGGGTTCATACCTTAAAGTTGTCTTACCTCTAGGGCAACGAAGCCAGAGGCCTCTAGAACTTCTTGAGCTATTAGCGACGGAAGTCCTGCCATTTCCTTTACCATTGACTGCTTGTCGTAAGCAGGGAATAGTACGCAGATCTCAGCAATTGCTTCTTCGTTCCAAAGGTTTGCCTCTGCGCTAGTTAGTTGACCAGACTGAACGAGCTGCTCCATCTTTCTTACAAGGTTTTTGTACTCAATTCTGCTTAGCGGTCTCCATGCAATGTGCTTATCGTAAGAAATTGATGTTACATACACATCGCCATGCTCTTGCTTCCACATCTTAATCTGGCCAGCGGTTGGGCCATCAAGCCAAATTCTTTCATCATCAGGAAGGTCCTCTACTGATGTTGGCTCTTCTTCAAGAACCTCAACTGAATCGCCTTCTTGGTCAGTGTCTTCCACTGAAATCACATAAGCCTCATCAGCGTTTGTCTCTTCTGCTATTTCATCAGACTTAGCTATTGTTACTTTTCTACCTTGTGCCATGACATTTCTCCTATTTAAATTAAAAAACTACAAACTAGTATATCACTTGTAAACATTAAATATCTATTTTTACAATATTATTTATTAAAAGAATCTAGCGGAATGTGCGATCCTTGACTCTATAGTACTGCTCATAAGTGCGCAAAACATCTTCCTCAGTTGGGGGAGTAGAAGGCTTTGTTGGATCTGTTACTGGTGGTTCTGATGAATCATCAGAAGCTGGATTTTCAGAAGAATTAAAGCTTCTAATCGAACCCTCTGAAATATAAAAATCTCTTGCCGTAAACTGATAAGTCTCCATTACTGGTTGACCACCAACCTCAACAGCTGAAACCATTGAGTTTAGGTGAACACTTTGAAGAACAAGATTCATGTTTTCTGACATGTTTTTCTGCACTAGTCTTTGGTTGTAGTCAGTGGCCATCAATCTATCTAGCGTATCAAAATTGTCTTCACTATTAGTTCCCTTGTTTCTTGCAACAGATGACACTGCTCCCTCTTGCATTCCATATTTTATAATAAGATTAAATGGCGGGTGAGCGGAGAATATGTTTCTATCATTGGCTTGTGCGCCGTCTGAGCCCAATCTATCAAGTTGACTATTGGCCCAATACTTTTCAATATTTTTTTCGTCTTCAATCGATCTAGTGTCGTAACCAGATAAGAAGCTTTGAACTTCGCCTTGGTTTGATTTATTAAACGCTACCCTTTGCTTTGCAGCTTCTGACAAAAGATCTCTCATTCTTCCAGGGTATCTTGAGTATACAGAAAATTGTCCAACAACTATTCTTGTTCCAACCATCATAACATCATAGTTATAAGACCAGAAACCATAAAGAGGTTGTTTTTGCTGCGCTATGTTGAAAGCAAAGTTTTGAATATCAAGTTCATATTTTGGATCAAAGAGACCGTCTATATATATCTTGATGTCTTCACCAGTAAAGTAATAATCATAATATGTATTAAACTTTTCTGAGTCATCAGTTTTTCCTGCCCACTTTAAGTCAATGTTTTCATTGAGTGGATCGAAACTTCTTGGTGCAACGACATCTGTTGAAGCCAAGTTTCCTCTTACATCAAAGGTCCTGTCAAGAAGCGTACTTGGAATATACGAGCTGAAAGGTCTGTATGGTTTTCTTCCGATTATATTGCCGTAATCAATAGCCATTATTTTTCCTTATTGTGGTTTAATTATTCTATCAACAAAAGTGGTGTATTCTGTTAGCCTGTCTGTCTCTCCGCTGTTCCAAAAATTTTGTTGCCTGTTTGAATATGCTTGGTATTCGCTTTCCTCAAGCATCATAGGATCGTTCTCCATGCTTATTAGTGGCTGAATTCCCCTAGCCATATAAGTGTAGGTCTGCTCTGTAATAAGGTCGTCAACAGACATTGTTCCACCTTCGTCAACTATGGTTACTCCATATATCTTCATTTTAGCGGCTAGGCCATACTCATTAAAGAATGACAAAACTATATCAAATGGAGGCAACATGTCTGCTAGAGGAGCAAAGAATAAACCTGTTTCAGCCATCATTTGGCGAAACTCTTTGATTCTGTAAAATGCGTACTCGTTAAATACGGTAAATATTAAAGATCCACCTATTGTTCTTCCACCCTTTACAAAACCCCTTGGGTTGGAGTGGCCAATAGTTCTTATTGGAGAATTTTCTCTGTGTATTGAATATGATATTGTTTGAAGTTCAGCAAGTTCGAGAATGTCGGACTCACCTATTGCGCCTGTTTCTCTGTCTATTGTTGGAACGACAATTGTTGCGTTGATATCAACGCCAGCAAAAGACATGTTTGAAAATGGATCTGGTAAGCCTTTTTGGATTCTTGTTTGAGAACCATTAGTGCTTTCGTACTTCCAAAGTTCGCTTCTTGACTGCATTTTTACCGCCTAAAAAAGTATGGAGGACCCGACAAAGTATCAGGCCCTCCATACCAAAGATGAATTGATGTTAGATTATGGTCTAATGATTTGAGTGTTCAAACCGCTCTCGGTTACAGCATCCTGGCTGATAAGATCTCTAAGATCGCCAGTATTGTTTCTGCCGAGGTGATCGGTTGTAATCCTATACATTGGACCAATTTCTCTGGCTACATAAGTCATAGTCTCTTCTATAACAATGTCATCCATTGATGCGCCTGAGCCCTCGTTGAGGAGCTCAACGCCATAGATTGACCTTACTGCGCCCTGACCATATTCGTTTACAAATGTGATTGTAATATCAAATGGTGGAATTTGATCTGCGTAGAATGGAACCTGAGAAACGACATCTCTTGCCTGATCTGAGAATTCAGCTATACCTCTTCTGTGGTTGGGGTCACCAGGTAGTGTGTTGTGCCTTCTAGTAAAGAACTTCATTGAGTTATCGGTTGCATGATGGGCCTCAAGCATTTGGTACAGGGCTGGCCTGTCAAACACGGTGAAGATCAATGATCCTGCGATACCTCTTTTGCCTCTTGAAAAGGACCTTGGGTTAGGTGAGCCCATGGTATAGATTGGAGCTTTTTCTCTAGTTACCGAAAAGGTAATTCCAGAAAGTGCGCCGATTTCAATGCCACCAAAAGTGGCAACAATGTCTGCTCCAGAAAATGTAGTATAAGTATTTAGATACTTATTAACTGGACCATCGTAATATTCTCCTGCCATATGATACCCTCCAATACGGTATTATTAATTATGGTTTATAGGTTTATTGATACTTGAACTTCAATATTCTTGAGTTCAAATGCTGGGGTCAGCACGAGGTCAATAATCGCCTTATTTTCTGCTGGTATATAAGAGACGGTGAAGTCACTGTCCAGCAAGGCACCTAGTTGTTGCATTCCTCTTAGTGCTGAAGTAATTGCAGTCTCCATTGAGTTTCTGGTCTGGATTGTTGAAGCCTCGCCAACAAATCTCTGACAAACTTGTCTTACCAGAAGGGCAGCCTCTGTTACAATTCTCATAGTTGAGATTCTGGTGTAGTCAGAGCTTGAAGAAGCCATTGTTAGGCCCTCAATGAAGATTGGTATTCTGTTGAAGTTAAGTGCAATGCAGTTTACGCCAAGATCAGAAAGATTCAACTGTTGAGTTCTGGTTGGATTGTATCTTAGTGAAGAAACGTTGTAAGCTGTCTTGTTAACTGGTGAAGTAAATGATGCCATTCTTGAGATTGCTGCAGCAAAGGTGGTTGCACCATTGGTGTAGCCCCAGTCTGCTGGATAATTTACTGGCTTAAGCTCTGATGCAATTACTGCAAGAGTTCTTCCGATTTCTCTCATGTCAGCGCCTTCTCTGTCGATCAGATTGGCAAGACCACTTGTTCCTACGTGTGTTCCAACTTGGCTCGGGGTCATTGTCTCTGTTGCAAGAGCACCTGAGCCAACGTATGGCTTAATGCCCATTACCGCAATACAGGGATGGGAGTTCTCGGCAATTTCTTTTACTCTTGCTGCCACCTTGTAGGCAAATCCTGAAGTGGTTGCAGCGTTGTCTGCATAAAAACCAAACTCTTCATCATCACCAGGAGTTGCAGGGTTTTGCCAGTCGTTTGGATGACCACCACGTCCCCAGGGAACAATGATGTCTGGCTGAGATGCTTCAGCTGCAGTAAAGGCTGCATCAAAGACATCAACGCCTGAAAGAGTTGCACTGGTTATTGCGCCAGTTGAGTAGTTAAAGCTAGCATCTGATGGTAGTGGAACTACAAAAATTCTTTCAGCGCCTCCGGCAATTAGCTCAACAAAGCCTCTGTGGATTTGAGAGTCCTCGCCAAATACGCTGATAATATCAGCCTCGGTAGTTGCAGAAACGACGTCAAGATCTAGAACCTTGTCTGCGTTTGTTGCACCTGCGCCTCTTTTTGCAATGAGGCATATTCTTGGACCGACAGGAATATCCTGACGGGAGATGCTATAAAAGCGATCTTTAATAATTGTTTTTACACCTGGTAGAGCCATTAGACTGTAGACCTCCGATTGCGGCATTTAAAAGTTTTACTTCATGTATATAGTAATACTTAAGATATAAAAACAACCTAGTTTAAGTATTTGGTGTTGCACTTTGGAAAAGATCTATAATATTCATTTCCGTGCCCTCAATTGAAGGGGTTGCTCCATTTAAATAATCATTAATAATTGAGGCCTCATAGGCCATGTATCTTCTAACGTCAACAGTAATCTTTTCAATTTGCTCAACGCTGGTGGCGATAAGCTTCTCGGTCGTCAACATATACGTAATTGTTCTTTTAATAACATCAACATTTGGCCTATTTATCTCTGCATCGGAGAGTCTTCTTGAGTATACGAATTCTGCTGCTCCTAATCTTTTAAAAACTGGGGTATGCTCCAGCATAAAATCTTCAAATATTTCAGCCAAGTTATCTGCCACCTGAGCTCCTGAGTATCTTTTTTCTAGCTCAGAGGAGGACGTGCCTGCATCTGCTTTTGTCATGATTGTAAAGCTTACAACATTTTGAAACCTTTGACCAAAAACCATTACATCAGCTTGGTGCTGGGTATTTCGCGTTCTTGGCTTTGGTTCGTTTGAGTGTGTTTTTCTAATCTCTAAACCGTAAACTATTACTGGATACTCTGCATATTGGCCATTGGAGGTAGGTACGACTTTAATATCTGGATAGGCATTTTCCCATAATGCTTTAACAACAGCAATAAACTCTAGATACGTTAGATTTCCTGATGCTTGGAGAGGAGGGCCAAATCTTCTATCATTATTAATTTCATTGATTCCAACTACGGGAAATCTATAAGCGTTCTGTGGCATTTTACATACCTCTTCCTGTTGCTACATTAAAGGAAATACTTCTTAAAGTCCTTACGGAAACTATTGAAATATTAAAATATAATTTTCCTTTTATTAGTCTGTCTGCGTAGGCGTCAAACGTATAATCCCTAACTACGTCCGCTAACTTTAAGGATGAAAGTAGAGCGTCTACATTTCTGATGACTCTGTCATAAGAAAATTTACCTATTGCATTTCGTCCAAGTGATTGAACTTCAGCTATGATCATTGCCACTAATCTAACATTTGAAGCGTCAGAGTAGTTTTCGCTTATTGACTGCGTCAGGTCTCCAGATATGCATATATCAAATGGAGTTCCTCTTCTTGATCTTTTTCCATCAAGTATATAATTAATTTTCTTTTCGTTAAGAATTCTCATTTGTGATGTTGTCAGACCGTTTCCGGATATGGACAGGACAACAGGTATTCTCTTTCTTGCCAAGCCATAATCCACCCTGGTGGAAGCAAGGGTTCCAGCAAAAGCAGCGGATACGGAGCCAGCGTAAGATCTTTGAATTTGATCGTGATCAAAAACTGCTTCTCCATATATTAATATAATATACTTACCAGAGTCTGCATTTATTAAACCGTCTGATGTAACGTCAGAAAATATTTCAAAGTCTTTTTCAGCTAAGTCTTGAATGTTTTGATTTGTTCCTTGAATGCTTCTCGACCCAATGATACCTAGCTGCACTTCTCCGGTTTGTCTTTGAACATTCTCGCAATGATCAGAAAGTTGAGAAACAAAATTTACATCTCCAGTATCAATCATTGAAGTCTCAAGCGGAACAATAATATCTATAAATTCATATTCTTTCAAAATGCTGTAGCATATTTCTAACTTCATGTAATAAAGTTCATAAAAAGAATATTGATTACCAAATTCATTTGGCGTAGCTGAATCGTCAGCAAAAGTTTTTTGATTTCTTAAATTAACATCTTCTACATATTCGCTCATTGTTCCAGCTGACATCAAATAGATGTTTCTTGCGCCCGCTGCGTAAGCGTCAAAGAAACCCCTTAAAAGAGGAGATTGAAAATCTGCTCTAAGGGCATTGATTGCGTCTTGCACAGACAAAACTCTTTTAATTGAAAATGGCTCAAATGCATCCGTATGACCTATTAGTATTATGGTGTTGGTCTCTGATTGGGAAGTATTTTCGTATTGAGCGGTAACGTTAACTGCAATGTTTTTGTCTACAGGAGAATAAACTTCTGTATTTTGTTGAATCTGCTTAGGAACCTGAACGTAGTATTCTTTAAGATTTGGAGCGCCATCAATAACCGCTGATATCTGAACAGTATAAGGGCCTTCGTATATATTTGAAGGAATGGTCAGATTAAGGACAAAAGAACCTTCTGAAATTCTTTCTAAAGACACATTATCTGTAAACTCCTGTAAATAGACTGGAGTGGCGGCTTCAATCAAATTTATTGCGTATTTATATGGACCCATGATAATAGGGCCTTGACCTCCATGACCTCTTCTGAGATAAATTATTATATCTTCTGAAGGATCCGAATAAGTAAAGCCCAGTTTATAAACAAATGGAATTTCTATATTTTCACCAGAATTTACCACTAACATAATTAACTTGGAACCTCTTTTGTTGCACCGACTATCCAATAAGCTATTATCCCATATCTTCCTCTTACTGCATAAGAATCGTCTATAACATAAATAATTGCATCCTCAAGAGAATTAAAAGATTCTTCATATATTCTGTCTCCGAGATTTTGGCCTTACTTCTTCTTCAAAATAATATAAAAGATCGGAATTAGAAAAAACTCCTTCTGGAACTTCTTCTTTTGCTGTCATTAATGCACTTTTTCTCGGCATGTGAGACCTGGTTGTGTATCTTTCTAGAGTCTCTGAGTAAACAAAATCATCAGAAGTTCTTCTTTGAAGAAAAATATCATGACCCCATTCTTTTAGAACTTTTTTAAACAGTGCTTTTTCTTTAATCATATCTCTTAATGTTTCTATCTGGCATTGGGTCTTGTGGATCAATATCGGTATTTGTCCCTGGTCTAAATAGGTCCCTTGAGCCATATGCAGTTGTGTCATTGATGTATATCAGGCCACCGATTTCTGGGTCAAGGGAACCTCCAGAAGGAATAATGCTTTTAATCGGCAAACCTTTGGGAAGGACGGACTTGAGGCCAACTTTCTTTGCGATGATTTCTTTTCTTAGTGCGGCGGCTACCTGGCACCAAGTTGTTGCATTGGCTCTTGTTATGTTTGATCTTGGAGTATTTCTGTTTGTGACCTTAAAATCTGCTAATTCAAGACTTAACTCATCATCTCCACCAAATCCATATATTTTTGTTAGTCTACACAGAACAGATGCCTGAACGTACTCAAAAACAGTATATGGATTAGCATTTTGTTTTGATAATATGTCGACAGGATTTTCAGCGTCTTCTTCTATTAATGAAACTGGATCAAGGTTTGGATCCTTAATGCCAAATATGCTATTCACCTCATGAGAGAATCCATGAATAAGTTCACCTATTTCAAGTAAGGTAGCGTCTGGAAAGTATGATCTTATTGATTCCGGATCAATATATAGTGGCATTAAGCCAGGAGCAAATGCTATAATTTCTTCTGATCTTAGAGTAATGGTTGGTTTGTATTCCTCTGTTGGAGTACTAACATAAAGGGCTTGGCTAACTGTAATTGACCTTGTATCAGCAAGAGTTCCCAAAAATGTTACTCTGTATTCACCAGCTAAAGTGGGTGTAAAATCATATCTGTACTCAGAAGATGTTATTGGAGTTGCATTTGTGGGAGTTGGTGGCACTGGATTATTGTTAGAGTCAAAAATCGTGACAGTAACATAATCTGGAGACACGTCTGACTGCACTCCAGTAATAGGGTCTTTGTCAACAAATTTTACCCTAATTCTTACTGTGTCGTTTACTAATACGTTGCTTTCTGTCATTTTAACTCCACTTTTTGTGCGCCTACCTTGTGATAGTAGTGTTAAATTTAGCTTTTCTTAAGCGGAAAGGCCCTCAATAACTATTTCTCCTGATGGGGTTGAATAAACCTGCCCCACGCTAGATTGGCCCAAAACTTCAGCAGAAAGAGTGGTTGAATTTTCTGAATAGGGATAAAAAGTTATTGAATTAGACTCAGCTATAGCAAAGGCTATTTCGTCCTCAGTCGTAATGGTTATTACGCCAGAGGGAGTAATATCATACTGTATTGTTGCTATTGTTGTTAAATTTGAATAATCAGTTATTGCAGAAATTGCTATAACTATATTATTTAAAATTAATTTCTCGGTAAGAGATGGGGCATTAATTATTAGGGTTCCATTATAGGAAACCTGGGGCTCATTGTATAATATTGCCTCGTTATAGAGCATAGTAAAACAAACCTTTACTTTTTTATTATAGTAATGGTCTATTGTTTAAAATCATTTCAGTTGATACCAACCATCTTCCCAGAGGGTGTGTAATCTATTAAAATAAATCTGATATTTTTCTGCTATTGATTCAAGGCTGTAGTTATCAACCGAGTGCTGTCTTATTAAGAATCTGTCAAGATCTTTGACTTTTTCTGTGGCATCAACAAACTCTTGTAGCGATCTGCAGCGGAAGCCAGTTTTGCCGTCTATTACGGTTTCGGTAAAGGCGCCCCAGTCTGTGGTTATTACAGGGGTTCCACAGGCCATCGCTTCTGGTGCCACTGTTCCAAAAGGCTCTATGTAAGTAGTGGGAGCAAATGTTGCTATTGCGCCACCCATTAATTTTGCTCTTTCCTCTGAGCCAACAACACCCACATATTCTCCATATTCTGGAGGAACTCCTTGGCCAGCTATCAAAAGTCTTTTACCCAAAAGCTTACAGGCTTCAACGGCTATTTGATAGCCTTTTCTTTCTATTAATCTTCCGACAAAAAGATAATAGTCATCTGGAGTTTCTCTAAATGGAAACTCTTCTATATCAATATAGCCTGGCACTACTGCGTCAAAAAAGTTTCCATCTATTGAATTTGGATTACTGTTTGCTGATCCATAAACAGTATGCATCCATGCGTATGACTCAAAAACTCTGTACTTTGCAAAGGTACCGCCATAGCCAATTCCAAACTCAACAGTCATCTCGTCTGGAAATGCATCAGCAACTTCTTTGTGGGCGTAACCACCTATAACACAGATAAAGTCTTTGTGGCTTAATCTTTCTCTTATACCAGAAATAATGTTTGCATTAAACTTGCGCCAATGTGGCAAATTATAATCAAAGGAAGCCATAACATAATGATTCTGACCAACAACTTCAAGTCTTTCTTCTTCGGTTATACAAGGTATGTGCTCGTCTGCTGGAGATTCACTTTCTGGTCCACCATATGTGTAAACAACATGACCAAGACGCTTCATCATTATTGCAAATTTACGCACTTTTTCAGTAAAAGCGCAGGCGGTAAAATCACGAGTTATACTCGTATGAGGAAGTCCAACAACATGAAAAGTAAATTTTTGTGTCATGACCAAATAATAAAAGAACTAATTATGAGCTTATGGTTTGATATGGGCATCATGGCTTGATGAGGGTGAGTCCAACTTGTGGGAAAAATGGCGACGCTTCCTTTAACTGGTTTGACAGAAACGTTTTGGTATCTAAAGTATGTTTCTCCACCTTCTTCTACTGTGTTGAGGTAAACAACAAATGCTAGCAGTCTCTTGTCTACTCCGGATGTCCAGTTTTCTCCATCTATATGCTCTTTGTAGAAGCCCTCATTGGCCTCATACATTTGCCATAGATATCCTGTATCAACTAAATTGGGCGCATTTTTAAGCCAATCAAAATGTTCAATATATGCTTCGCTGATAACCTTAAGGCTTTTGTATACTCGCTCGTCAAGCTCCAAATACTTATCTCGCAAAGGGCCCAATGGAATGTCGCTAGTTGATTTAATGTCAAAAGTGTTTTTTATGTCAACGTGTTGACCGCCAACTGTTATGCCTTTTGATGCGAGTTCTCGATTTGTAAAGTAAAAATCATAAATTTCATCACAGAGCTTTTCACTTAGAGCGTTTGTGTACAAAAAAATAGACTCAGCTACTTTTATTTGTTCGATTTCTCCGCCATCTATGTTTATGAGCTTTTTATCTAGATCAATCATGCGACAATAATATCATCTGCGTGCAGCTTTTGCAAAAAATCTCAGCTAGAACCATAAAGCCAAAGTCTTGGCTTGCCTAATATTAGGTGTAAACACCAATTTTCAAATTCTTTAGTCATATCTGGTATCAAAGAAGCGTCGGCCCTATCTCTTGGCTCAGAATCTCCAGAAATGAACTTAGCGATTCTCATTGGCGGAAGTTCATTCCATAACCAGTCTCTTACCGATTCTGGCATTTCTAGATCAGCGAGCATATTTTTTGCTACCACAGCTATTTCTTCTCTGTTTCCGAGTTCATTATGTGCCCATTCCCATTCAAGCATCAATCGGAAAACTTCTTGAAGCGTTCGTGCACAGTTCTGTGGATCTTCAAAAGCCTGTTTTTCAAGCTCTGGATCATCTATTTCAATGTATGTGATGAATCCATATTGGCTGTGTATCGGCATTCTTAGTATTTTTGAGTTGTTTAGAGACGCCACATGACTGTTTGTTGTTCCAAATGGTTGACTTTTTGAACCACATGCAAGACAAACTTCATTTTCATAATCCCATTCGTGAAAGTCAACTGGCATTGGCGTGCTTCGTGGAGAGTTCCCGTCGCACCTAGCCTTTATGCCATTTTCTTTTCCGTCTGGCCACTGTTCTTCGTAAAATCTTTTGTCGTAAACAGCTTTAATAAAGGCAAAGAATCCCACATTGTCTGTACGACCAATTTTTTTTGCCAAATAACCAACGCCCATCGGATGCATGGGTTGTTTACTAAATGGGTCAAATGTCTGATCGCTATGAGCGAATAGCTCTTCATCGTGACTATGTTCTTCCACTTTTTTCTCCTAATGCTTAATTATAAAATAAATTCTTTGCGTATTAATTGTATGAGAATGCGAAACGGTAGCGCTATTACTGGTTAGCCCATCTCCATTCCAAGAAGAATGTTGATGACTTGTAGTAGTACTGTCAAGCGAGTGCTCATGTATGGTCGTATTGTTTGCAAGCGTATGCACGTGTGCTCCCATGTTTGCGTTTACTCCGCTAATTCCGTTGTGGGTTGAATGAGCGCTGCTTCCGGTTGTTCCGCTTGACGTTGGGTTTCCGTATGCATAGTTGTGGCGATGATTACTGGTTACTCCATCGCTGCCGTGAGAATGAGAATTATTTGCCGTATTTAAACTGTGCGAATGATTATTCATCGCTGATGTAGCGTGAAAATGGGACTGGACGTCGCTCTGATCATCAGAAGTAAACTCTCCAGAAACAGTATGATTGTGACTATGACTTGCGTTGGCAGCTGAAATTGTTGTAGTGCCTCTGGTGCCGCCACCGGCTATGCCCACTGGAACATTTAATTGCATATTCGGAACATTAAATGTTGAGAATCCATCACCAGAACCAAACGATGTAGAGATCTGATTGAACAATCTTGCGTATGTTGTTCTTGATTCCGCTTGCCCTCCGCACAGCAGCCAACCGCTTGGTGGTGTAGTTGTCCCGGCCCACGCTTCAATAGTTCCAACTGGAACAATGTCTGATGGAACAAAAGATGTTCCATCATAAGCCAGAGATTGACCATCCAAAACTCCACTGACATCAAGGCCAATATTGTTTAGATTTAAATTTGATGATGTAGAAAAAAGTTCTTCAGCCATAATCTACCTATACTTAATAATAAAATATACAGCAGTTGCATTGACCGTGTGAGTATGCGATGTGCCGTCACTAGATGTGTTTGTCGTTAGAGCGTGAGTGTGAGAAGAGCCAGCATTGAATGCTTGGTTTCCAAATGTGTGACTATGTGAGGATGAGTTAATACCGTGAATGTGATTTCCAACGGTATTTCCTGTGTTGTGGCCATGGTTTGTTGTTGGATTACCGCTTGCCACTCCTGTTGTGTTTCCACTCAATAAATAAGAATGAGTATGATTAGCGTTCGCATTTCCCCAGTTATGAGAATGAGAAGCGTTTGTTGTTATGTCTGTATTTGCGAAAGTGTGTGAATGAGCAACGTCGTCACCAGAACTGTTAACGTGAGAGTGAGATGTGTTTGCAGAATTTCCAGTTGTTGATGTATAAGTAAATGTTGACACTTGATGCGTATGGCTTATTGAATCATTGTCACCAATAGATATTGAGTTTACATTATTTAGCTGATTTGACTCAAGTGCAGCTTGATCAACGCCCGAAGGAGCACGATAAGTGTCTCCAGTAGTCAAATTAAATTTTGGAAGACTAAATGACAAGCCCGAACCACCAAACCTATATCCAATTACCGAATGTAGCTTTGGATAGTCAGAAACATTAACGCTTTGCCCTGCACAAATCAGATAGTCTTGTGGGGGCGTTGCTGAGGCGGTGCCGCTTGCCCACATTCGAATAACGCCAACTGGAATATTATCAATGCTTGTTACAAATTTTCCAGAAGAGTAAACAAGTCCACCAGTTAAATACTGATCACCAGCAACAAAAGCTGCAGATGTGTCGATTTCTATTCCTTCTGTGGAGATATTTGATGATATAGAAAAGTTTTCAGTAGCCATATTATGAAGCCTTTATAATAAAGAAAAGTCCAACTGCTGATATTCCAGTGGAATGACCATGATTACTAGAACTTTGATTTGCTCCGTAGGCAGAGATGTTTATTGCGTGAGTGTGTGCTGATATGTTTGAACCAGTGGTTAATCCGTGGTTATGATTTGCACCTTGAACGTTAGAGCTGTTGTGTCCATGGTTTGCGTTTGCGTTTTCGGAAGTGTGTGTATGGTTATCGGCTGATAAACCGGTTGTTGTTGACAGGTTGGGAAATGCAACTGTTCTAGTGCTATGTGTGTGGCTACCCACATTAAAGTCTGTAGCCCCATGAGAATGGTCGCCTTTTCCGTCTCCAACAGTGTGCGAATGACTTCCGCCAGCACTTGAGGTGTGTGAGTGATTAAGGGTTGAACTTGCTGAATTATGGCT